TGCCTTCCGCTACCTCGCTTTGGTGGCGAAAGAAAAGATTGACACTAAAAGTGTCCGAGAAATTATGCAAGAACAAGTATATCAGCCTCCAGGCATTACTTTAGAGGCGCTACATAATGATCGGATGCGTAATCGCCCGCGATTTAATAGGATGAGAGTATGAGTACCGCAGGTCAAGACGAATATGGCGGCAATGCCGACCAACGAGTGTACGCTGCTCGTGAGCCTATAGAAACCCGCAAGGACTTCAAGGATACTCCTACCGGCTGGTATAAGAGGTGGGATGCGGAAATGGTTGCCGCGAATAAGAGGATACGGAAGTGGCATCAGCAAAGCGACAAAATCCAGGCTCGCTACAACGATCGCCGTGGTATGCAGGGTTCACGGGGCTATTCAACGGACGAAGTGGGGGCCGGTGGAAACGCTTTCAGAGTGAACTTATTCAACGCCAACATCAACACACTGAAGAGTATGCTCTACGGGAGCACTCCGAAGGTGGACGTAGCCCGACGTTTTGCGGACGCGGACGACGACATAGCCAGAGTTGGCTCCCTAATTCTAAATAGGATGTTGAACACTAGCATTGAGGCTAGTGGGGAGGACTATAAGTCGTGTCTCCAATATGCGCTGGATGACCGCCTCCTCCCGGGTCTCGGCATTGGCCGTGTCGCCTATGAGTGCGAGATGGAGGACATCGAAGTTCCGCCAATATATGATACTGTCGGAGCTATGGTAGCTTCGGGGTACGTTGAGAAGAAGTTAGTCAGTGAATCCTGTCCGGTCCGCTACGTCCATTGGGACGATTTCCGTTGGGGATGGGCTCGTACTTGGAGTGAAGTACCTTGGATCGGCTTTCGCTCCTTTCTTACTAAGGACCAAGCCAGAAGACGCTTTGGTAAGGAAAAAGCCGATCAACTTAACTATAAGAATAAGAGCATCAATGCTCTTGTCAACAAGCGGCTAACCGCTGAGGAAGCTGCCGACGCTTGGGACAGGGCAGAGGTGTGGGAAATTTGGGACAAGAATACGAAGAGTGTATTCTGGTGGTCCTATGGGTTTGAACGTATCCTTGACCAAAAGGAAGATCCTCTTGGTCTATATGGGTTCTGGCCTGTGCCTGAGCCTATGCTCGCTAACTGCGTAACGAATCTACTCTTGCCGCAGCCGGACTTTGCCATCGCTCAAGACCTTTACAACGAGATTGATGAGTTAGAGACGCGGATTGGCATCATTACGACTGCGGTGAGGGTAGTCGGTGTTTACGACGAAGCCAACGATGGTGTCAAGCGGATGCTTGAAGAAGGCTTTGAGAACGACCTAATCCCGATGAAGAATTGGGCTGGCTTCTCCGAGAAAGGAGGCTTAGAAGGTACAGTTGACTGGATGCCTATTCAGGATATCGTACAGGCATTGGAGAAATTGGTCCAGCAGCGTACTGACGCTATGGTTCTTCTCCAGGAAGTCACTGGTATGCAGGACATTATGCAAGGGAAGGCTGGCCCCTCCCGTGAGAGTGCTGCCAGTGTTGAGCACCGCGCCACATACGCGAGTATAAGAGTGCAGGCCCTCCAAGAAGAGTTTGCCCGTTTCGCTAGTGACCTTATGTGCCTCAAGGCTGAGATTATCGGCAAGCACTTTGAAGCCTCCACCATTACTGAGGAGTCTAATATCTTCCGTACGGACGATGGTGGGGATCAGCAGTTAGTTAATCAGGCTATTGCTTTGATTAAAAAGCCTGAGGAGGCAGCATGGCGAATTGAGGTGCGGCCTGAGTCTGTGGCAATGGTGGATTATGATAAGCAGCGCATGGAGCGTGGTGAGTTTATAACGTCTGTTGCTACTTTCATGCAGTCCGCCGCGCCGCTGGCTGAGATAGACCCAGAGTCGACCCCCACTATGATTTCTATGCTCAAGTGGGCAGTCGCAGGGTTCAAGGGTAGCCAAGAGATTGAAGGTGTTCTGGACAGGGCTATTGAGTCTCTACAGAAAGCTCAGGCCGCAGCTCAAGCACAGCCTCCGGGAGAGCAGGGGCCGTCTGAAGCTGAACTGGAGATGCAGGCTGCTCAGCAGAAACACGAGAATACAATGGCAGAGCTGCAACAGAAACATCAGCAGCAGTTGGAGCTGGAGACTGAGAAATTCCAGACGGCTGTGCGGGAGATGCAGGCAGAACTTCAGAAGGAACTTAAGATTATCCAAGCTGAGTTGGTCGCAGCTATACGCCACGAAGCAGCACAGAGTGAGGCTGCTATGGTTCAGGATGATGCCTCTACTGAGAATAAGATAAAAGTTAAGAAGACAGCCGGAGCAAGTAATGGCGACAATGCTGGGACGGCGTAGATACCGCTGGAACCCTGAACTTAAGAAGATGGTGGAGATTGACGCTGGTCCTCTCCTTCCCCGCGATGACTTACGGTTTGATGGCAATTTTATCAGCCCTGTGGACGGTAAGGAGATTCGTAATAAGCAGGAATTGCACGACCATAACCGACGGCATAATGTGATACAAACCACAGAAGGTCACAACCAAGATTGGGACGTTGCTGCTAAGAAGAGAGAACGTTATCTTAATGGCAACCCTGACGGCAAATCAGAACGAATTGAAGCCATCAAGCATACATTAGAAAAACTAGGAGTATAATATGCCTGACGAAGCCCAAACAATGAGGGAACAATTGGAGGCCGCATTTGACGGAACCGATGATGAACAAGAAGAAACAGGGGGACCCGAAGCGGGTGCCGAGGAGTCCGTGGGGGCTACCGGGGAAGAGGGACAACCACAAGCCCTCGGAGGAGGAACCCCTGCTGCCGAGGAGCCCGGGGAAGAAGGTGAACCAGCCGGAGAGGAAGCTCCAGCAACTGACGAGGCTGGTGAACAGCTTCCTGCTGCTGCCGAGGCCGGAGGGGATGAAGGAGCTCCAGCAGGAGATGAGGTCCCAGCGCCAGTATCTTGGAAGCCCGGAGTTCGTGAACATTGGGCGAAGCTACCCCGTGAAGTGCAACAAGAAGTCCAACGGCGGGAACGGGAAATCCAGCAAGGGCTTCAGCAAGCATCTAGCCACCGAAAGGTTGCTGAGGAGTACTTTAGGACAGTAGCCCCGTTCCAGAGTTTTATCCAAGCCTCTAACTCCTCACCGTCTCAGGCCATAACTCAGCTTATGACGACTGCCGCGCAGTTGACGATGGGCTCCCCCGCTAAGAAGGCGGAGGTAGTGCGAAACATTATTAGCGAGTATGGCGTAGATATTAAAATGCTAGACGATGCTCTGGCAGGTGAAAAGTTACCTGATGATCCCAATGCTCCCTTGTTGACAGCTATTGATCAACGCCTAGCGCCGATTAATGAGTTCATGGGGCGTGTAGATGGTGAAGTAGCTAGCAACCAAGAGGCACTGGACTACGAGGCTGCGGATACTCTGGATACTTTCGCTGCTGCAAATGAATTTTATGAGGATTTACGGGATGACATGGCTGACCTCATGGAGATGGCTGCAAATCGGGGCCGTACTATGACAGTAGAGCAGGCTTATCAGAAGGCTGCTCAGGCACACCCAGAGATCGGACCCATATATGCTCAGCGAGTAGCGGCGGCTGAGAATAAGCTCACTACTGAGGCAGCTAATAAGAAACAAAATGCTGCTTCGAGCATTCACGGGTCTCCTGGTGCAGGCCGAGCAGGGCAAGCTAAAGAAGGCGATATGCGCTCAATTATGGAAGAGGCATGGGATGACTCACAGGGAGACGTTGGGCACGGATAAACTTGCATTTCACACCTTTATTATGCTACCCTGACCGGGAACTAGGAATTCTCAGCCGTGTCAGGCAGATTCCCCAAGTTGGCGAAGGTTATTCACATCAACCCTTGGAGGAATCGTAAATGGCGTTTCCAAATGTTAGTGATATCATCGCTACGACTATTGAAAGTCGGACGCGTAAAATTGCTGACAACGTCACCGCGAACAATGCCCTCCTGAGTAAGCTCAGCATGAAGGGGAAGATTAAACCCTTCTCCGGCGGAACGAAAATTCTGCAGGAACTTTCATTCGCTGAGAATCAGAATCAGGGATGGTATAGCGGTTATGACCTTCTGCCTGTGGGCGTGTCTGATGTACTTAGTGCGGCTGAGTATGACATCAAGCAGGCGGCGGTCCCCGTTGTCATTTCCGGTCTGGAGATGTTGCAAAACTCCGGCCGGGAGCGCATGATCGACCTTATGGAAGGTAGGTTAGGCGTCGCAGAATCAACTATTGCAAACCTGATCTCCGACGGTCTTTATTCCGACGGCACAGGCTCAAGCGGTAAGGAAATTACCGGCCTTGACGCCGCAGTTCCGGTGGACCCCACGACCGGCACCTACGGAGGTATCGACAGGGCTTCTTTCACCTTCTGGCGTTCGCAGGTGCAAACGGTCACCGTGACCAGTGCGAACATCCAGGCAACCATGAACGCTTTGTGGTCATCTCAGATTCGCGGTTCCGACCGGCCGGATCTGTTGCTGATGGACAACCTGTTCTGGCAGATATACGTTGCATCCTTGCAGGCTCAGCAGCGTTTCAACTCGCCAGACGTGGGCAACCTCGGCTTCCCCACTCTGAAGTTCATGGACGCGGACGTAGTGCTTGACGGCGGAATCGGAGGTTTCGTCCCAGCAAGCACGATGTTCTCGCTTAATTGCGATTACATCTTCTATCGCCCGCATAGCGATCGGAACATGGTTCCGCTGTCACCAAATCGTCGATACTCCACCAACCAGGATGCCGAAGTGCAGATCCTGGCTTGGGCTGGAAACCTGACGACCAGTGGTGCGCGATACCAAGGTCGGATCAACGGCGCGTAACGGTTTGGTCGGGGCTTCGGCCTCGGCCCTTTTTGAGCACGGAGGAGACTGATGGTTAACATCGCAACTGCCGAAGGCCGAATTGGTGCGATTGATCCTGATGCCCGTGAGCTGATCAATGCGGATGGTGGGGACGGCTCCAAGCCACATCCTTCATTCGAGTTGAATACTCAGCAAATCGGTGTGGACGGATTTACGTATCGGTTTGTTCAGGCATCTGGTGCGATCGCAGCCTCGCAGACTGACGTGGCCGTTGATGCGGCGGGTCAGGCTACGGATGGTGCCGGGACTTATGTGAATACTCTCGCATTCGTTGACAACGAATACGGGTGGGTTCGCAGTCCTGTCATTCTCGCGAACGCAACCTAAGGAACGGAGAAGGGGGAGGTCGCTCCTCCCCCAACTCTTATGCCTTTTTCTAACGGAACAGAGATATCCGATGCAGGCCAGATGTCAACCCTTGGCGTCCCAGAGGCCTACACTCCTATTGCAACGGACGTCCTTATTAACGGAACACTTCACAGCGCCGCTGGTGTTAGATATATTCATATGTCTGCGCCGAGTATTGCGCGACAATTTATCAATGGCATCCTTCATACATCGGAGGGGGTCATGTATGGTTCAACTGGCGCAGCGGTTCACGATTGGCCGGAAGGTTTGCGTACAGATCTCGTTGGGGCACTGATTGTTTCAGAAGCCCTTGGAGTTTTACAAGGTTTTGCTCATGGTATAGCTCTTGGTAGTAATGGAGCTTTTGTTACTGATGATGGCACAGGTGGAGCCGGAGACAATTTACTTATAGATGATGTTGGTAACGATGCTCTAATTATTGAGGACGCTACCAGTGACGTCTTACTTATACAGGACTAACAGACATGGTTGATTCAACTACTCCCAATTTGGTCGCTGTAGTAACTCCTGCGGCTACAGATGAGTTTGACTGTCGCCAAGCG